ATGTGGAACAAGTACCAGGCGGTGTAAATGTACTCATCTGGCAGTTCCACCTTGTTAGCGGAAAGTATCTCAAGAACATCGTCCACGGAGCGCATAGTCACAGGCTTCATCTGGCCGTCTGGCCCTTTCATCTCCATGCAGGAAATAGCCCATTTCGCCAACTTGCGGCTGAACATGCCGTGGAAGTTGTCCTCATACATTGCTCGTTCTTCAGTGATATACTGTTTCATATTGTCTTTGTTTTAATTCTTGCAAATACCATATTTTTTCAATATCTTTGCAGTGTATAATATAAACAAGATTACTTATGAATGAGATTGAAATCTGGAAGCCTGTAATTGGATATGAAGGGCTTTATGATGTTAGCAACCTTGGTAGGATTCGTTCTGTTAATCGCGTTGTTCAACAAGCCGGAAAAATACACCATCTTAAAGGACACATAATGGCCCAATCGGTCGATAAGGATGGGTATCTTCGCTGTAGCCTTTCCAAAAATGGAAAGCGTAAAACTTATCCTGTTCACAGGATAGTTTTGAGTGCGTTTGTTCCTAATCCAGAAGGGAAACCGCTTGTTGACCACATCAACACTATTCGCAATGATAATAGAGTTGAGAATCTTAGATGGGCAACCCAAACAGAAAATAACAACAATCAGCGTACAATACAACATCTTAAAAATACCATTAACAAAGATGGTTATCAACAAAAGCGTTTAAACGCATTATCAAAGAACGGATCTCCAAAAGCCCCGAAGAAGGTATATCAATATTCAAAGAATTATGAATACATCAATTCTTTCAACTCCATTTCCGAGGCAGCGAGGAATTTTGGTATTAACCATGAAAACATCGTTAGAGCACTGGATAATCCCAAAAAACGCTCTGCTGGCTACATTTGGCTTTCAGAAAAGATAGGCGGCGTTTAACCGCCCATCTTCAATCACAGTAATCACATGAATCTGCCGCTGGAATTTCTCCTGCGGGAGTTTTCGGTTACAGTCATACCAGCCGATTCGTCTTCAGCACCATCGTTGTAGCCATGCTTGTAGCCTTGACGGTAGCCCTCTTCGTACTGGTCGGTCGCGTTGCGGCGCATCTGCACATTGCGGCGGTAACCGCCACGCATCTGCTGACGCATATTCTCGCGCATCTGCTCGTTGTCGTCGTTGTTAATAATGATATAAGGCATAATGTTTCAGTGTTTTAATCGGACTTCTTCGTCATTTTTTGAAATCGCGGATGAAATCAAGAATCTCATCGAGTTTCTTGTCAGTCGCATCCTGCCTATTTCTGAGGTCATTGATCGTCCTTGCCTGACGCTTCTCTTCCGCGTAGCGCGGGTTGAGGGTTTCAAGCATCTTCTCGCTCTCGGTAATGACGGCCTTGTGGTAAGGCACCTGCTCGATGGCTTTCTTCGATGTCTGCAACATCGCGTCCACAGCCTGTAGCATCGCCTCACGGCTTCCGCTGAACGTGTTGTCGCCCCTTGAGGCGATTTCGATGTTCATAGGAAGTTCAGCGAACTGCTCGTCTTTGCCGTTAACGGTGACGGTGATGTCAATGACCTGCTGCTGTTGAGCAAGCAGACCGTTCATCACGCCGGGGGTCTGCATCTGGTACTTAGCCCTTGGCTGCGACTTACTCTTGACAACACCTACGTCAAGCATAGGCTTCTCTCCTTTGCGGAGGATGTAGAACGGATTGCCCTCTGTTAAACTGTTGAAATCCATAGTTAATTTGTTTGTTGTTTGTTAGTCACTTGGTTAAGCGGTAGCCACCGACATGAGTTGGAGAATACCGTTGAACCTATCATTGAAAACAAGCAGTATGCCCGTTCCTGTCACGTCGGCAACGGTCACTTGTGTGCCGTTAAACGTGGTCAGGTTGCGGGTTGTGCCGTTCATGGTCAACGTGATGGGCAGTGTCGCCGTGGTTCCCGTTGGAATCGCATTGGCTATCCTGACGGTGAAATAGCCGACAGGCTGCAAGCGATGGAAACCCAGCGCAAAGTCTACCGCATCAGTCCCTACCGTAACATTGGTAGTTTCGATATAGGGGACGCCGTTGACGTTAGTTGTTACATTGAAACATCCCATGACTTAAAACATTACATTGTTGCCAAAGCCATTGCCGTAGAAGCCGCCGTTCACATACGGGGTGGTGTTGACTGCGGTCAACTGAGGCCATTGAACGGGGACAGTCGAAGGCATCTTATCAGCAATCTCGGACACCTTTGCCTGCAAGGGAGCAACGAGTCCATTGACATAGCCCGTGATGGCTGCGGTCTGGTTGGCGTTGTCGATCTGTCCGCGCAACTGGGTGATGATGTCGGCCTGCGTGTCAATCTTCGACTGCAACTCACGCTCCTTGAGTGCGCAGAACTGGTCGTTCATTGCAACGGTCTGAGCGTTGATGGCCTGCATCAGCGAGTTGGCATTGCGGTCAGCCTGCGTTTGCAGGGCATTGGTCTGCTGGCACATTGCCAACTGGTTGTCGCAGCAGCACTTGCACAACTGGCTTGCAAGGCTTGCATCACCACTTTGGATGGCGTTGATGATCTGAGGAACACTCACTGCATTCTGCAATGCGAGGGTATTGAGCGCGTTCTGCACGTTGGTGACACCGGCATTCACGAGGTTGAAGTCCTGGCCGATGGTCGTTGCGAGGTTCTGAATTGCGCTGCGGCTTGCCTCACCCTGCGAGGTGATGGCGTTCATTACCAGCTCACGACCGCTGTCGTTGGAGATCATGTTGCCGAGGTATGCGGTACCGGCGTTGCCGCCGCCCATGAATCCGTTACCCCAGCCGCCGTTGCCCCAACCGAACATCGAGGCGATGATTGCGAGACCGAACAAGTCGGCGATGCCGTTCATTCCGCTACCGAAACCGAAACCGCCGCCGTTGAAACCACCGATAGGAATTGAAAAAGGAATGTTGCTACCATTGTTGCTGCCGTTGTCAGGCAACTGATAAATTTCAGCCATTGTTTAGATTTAAGATTTGTGAGTTTAACATAGTAGAATCGTCTTTGCGCATCGACAAGACAAAATTACTCTGCGAAACACCAATCTTAAAACTTTTCCTTCTCATTTCACTGCACGTTTCTGGCAGTTCTGGCTCATCTTTTTGACCACCTTAAACACTTGACGCTCACATACTTTATACTTGTTTGAAAGTTTTGCGACAATATAATTTGTCTTGTCGCCGTCTGCTTTCATTTGCAGGTAATCGTTGTATAAATCAAGCCATTTGTAGTCATTTACCTTAATGCCGTTTTTGTGCAGTCTTTTCAGCAGTTCGCGGTTAAGCGACACAATATCGTAGACGGTCATTTTCCTTTATCAACGGGAACTTTCTCGCCAGTATTCAACAACTTGTTGAGGTCAAAGCCTCGTTCCTCTCTCGCTTTTTTGCGCTTCTTCCACCTCTCGACAGCGGCGTTAAGTTTCTTCGGATCGGAAACCCAGCCTGGGTCTCCGGGCTTCTTACCCTCGTTCGGATCGTGCTTCTTGTAGAGTACCAAAGGCTGGTCGGCGTCAATGAGTTCGATTTGCGCTGCCGTATGCCCCCAATAGTACTCGTACATCTGCACCCTCCAAAAGCCGAAGAAATATCTCGGCATCACGAGCCACTGCCGTTGCTTTCGGTCTGCGAACGCTGCGCCATACTTAGTTCTTGAAGGGTAGCTTCTACTTCCTTCGCTCTCATCCTCATCAGCGAATCCTTTGCCTCGGTCAAGGACATGATAGTCCGATAGTACTGCATCAGCGGAACTTTTTTTTTACCGACGTCAAGGATGGCATCCAACTGGATGTTGTCGTACTGACGGATGTAGTAGAACCATCGCCAACGAAACCAGTACTTGAACTTTACAGACCAGTATCCGTTAAGCGTAATGATGGCTGCGGCTTTGCAGGCCAATTTGCAGTCTTGAAGAATCTCGTCAAGGGCATCAATGCCGGAAGATTTGACGTTATCGGTCTTGCCTGACTTCACCAACAACCTTGTCAGTTTTTCCAACTGGCCGTTTTTGAGCCAATAGACCTTGTATTTCTTCTTCGTCCGCAAAACCTGCACCTCTGTAGCGTCGTTGTTGATGAGCGAAAGCAGTGTCTGCTGCGCGTCCAACGATGGCTGTTCAAGCACATGCTCCGGAATTTCCTTTTTCTTCATGTGATTAAATTAATAAGGGCAATGGCAGTCAGACCACCACTGCCCTTGTTGTTGCGGAATTTCCAGATTAAGCGGATGCGGTGGTTGCAATATCCAAGATACCGAACGCGCCGTCACCAGAGTCGGAAAGCGAACCGCTCAGTACAACGCAGAGAGGCTTGTTGCTGCCGTCGAAGGTCACCTGTGCGGTGAGCTTCGCCTTCTTGATGTAGAACAAGCGCTGCTCGGTGTCGTCGAGGATGAGCAGACCGAGCTCAACCGACTTCTGCGCAGCACCGAAACCCTTACCACTGGCGATTGCGGTTGCAATGCCGGATGCTTTCAGGGCGTCGGTGGGCAGAGTAATCTGCATGTCAGAACCTTCGGAACCGAAGCAGAGCGACATGATCTGCGTGTCGTGGCAGGGAATCTCGATGCTCAACTCGGTGTCGCCAGGGGTGAACGTGGAAACCCAGTCCGCGTTCAGGCCGTGAACCTTGAAGTGCTCGATTGAGGGAGCACCGGTGTCGAAGCTGAAACCGCTGTCCTCAGAGCAGGGGAACTCAAGCAGGGTCTTGCCCTCTGAGAGGTTCAGAGTGTTGGTGTTGCCACTCTTAGAGAACTCGAAGCCGCCCTCGACGGCGAACACTGCGGAAATGCCTTCAAACACATTGTCCTGCATTGAGTTTGAGGCCGATGTTTTCTTTCTTACAGTTGAAGCTGCCATAGTTTTAATCGTTTATTTAATGATTTATTGTTTATTGTTTGTACCTTATTCTGAAAGTGATTTGCGTGGCATGGAAACCGTAGCCGTCCTCGCCCTGCATGAGTATCACGGGGCTTACGGCAGAGATGTCCGTTCCTACAATTGGGAAGAGATCGATGACCTGCTGCACGAGCGCCGACTGAGCGCCGATGTTGATCGTGCCGTCGCTCTTCGCCTTGCAATAGACCGTAAACGTGCCATAGCAGTCGGAGCTGGCATTGATGCCGCCCTTGATAGTGTTGCGAATGCTTGTTTCCACCCTGACGACAATAAAGTCGTGCTGCTCGTTTGCCAAGGTCTTCGGCCTGCCGAGGAACACTTTCTTGCCGAGCGGCTTGAGCGCCGCAACAAGGTCGTTATGGATTTTGTATAGCATCAGAACGGAATTATCTCTAATTTTGGAAGCCCTAAGAACTTAATGCCGGCATATCTGGCGTGGTCATAGGTATTCAAAAAACCAGTGGTCGCTCTCTCGTCCTCAACGAACTCCGCATACTCGGTACTGTAGGCCACAAGAATATCGAACATGTTATTGCCGACAGGCTTGTAACTCTGCACCACACGCATTGCGTCGTTAAGACCCAAAGACTCGTTGGTCTCGACCTCCGGAATGTATACCGTATGGTCTTCGCTGCTGTAGTCCCGCTTGAAGTAATACCTCCCGTGACTCTCAGTCATCTTGACCGCGATGGCCTTCGGCATGATGTCGTTCGCATAACTCGCATATATGGGTTTTTTATTGCGGTACAGCGCAACAACAATCGAGTTTAAGAGGTTGCCCGTAAAGTCATGGGCGTTTGGTTCCCTGAGCCTAAACCATACGGCAAACCTGCACAACTCAGAGCAGAATGAGCGGCATTGTTTCTCAGTCTCGTCCTCCATCTGCTTGCGGTACTCCTTGAACGCCTTGTTGACCAATGTCTTAGTTGCGGACATATTTCCAGAGTATGTGTGTGCCCAGGTTGCCGGGGCGTTTGTCTATCACTTGGCCGTATTCCTTGAAACCATTCTTTATGACCTCCACCTTGTCTCCCTCGAGAGGCATGGTCTCTTCCGTCCACTCGTCCTGTTTTAAAGGCAACGCGAGCGTCCTGTATGACGAGATGACGTCTCCGTTGTCCGACACAGTGTCACGGTTGAAACTCCTGCATACCCCCTGATAGAGAACGACAGCCCCCTCCGGTACATCCGAACCGCAGAAGCAGCAGGCAGCGCCGTCCGATGACAACGACTGCTGCTGATCCTGCATCGGGTCTGTGTCGGCATACCTGAGTATGCGGCACAGGTGCGGAAAGCGTGGGTTAGCGATGTCTGCCATAATTCCTGATTTTACGGAATCCTGTACCCTTAAAGCCCCATTGGGGAGAAGACGCGTCAAGAAGTTCATCCTCGACACCCCATTTCTCAAACAGGGCTTTTGCGATGCGCCACAGCCCGGCGCGGTCGGCATATGTCCACGAACTCACTTTCTCGCTGTGCTCCCAGTCGCCGTCTTTATCCGTTACGGAACGGGACGAGCCCGAACCCGGCATGAGGAAGAGGATAAGATATGCGTATGCCAAATCACGCTGTCTCTCGCTCAAGTCCCAAACCGCCGTATCGGGATCTATGCCCGTTTTGAACAGGATGTTTGCGATAATACTCTCGCTGATGCCTACATTCGGGAAAAGACCGTTGATGTAGTCAATAGCCGTCTGCTGTGAGTTCGTTGCCATGCCTTTTCAATCACTTAAAAGTTGTTACACGTCGTCATGCCAAACGGTAACAATACCGTGCTCACGCATATTGTTGAATACGGGGCCTGCAAACAGCTCGCAGTCAACAGTGTTGGCGATGTTTGGACGCTCGCGCCAAGAGTTCAGCACGACGATGCGGCCCTCAACCAATGCGTAGAGGTCGGCCTCGGTCTGGCCGCCCATGCTCATACGATCCTTGAGGATGCTGTTCATGCACTTCATCTCGAAGGGACGGAAAGCGGTTGTCGAAGCGACCAGGTTGTGCTCGTCGAAAGCGGGAGCGTCAGTCACAGGACGTCCGTCCTCCTCGTGGCGTGACTTGTAGTCAATCACCTCGAAGGGCCAAATGCCCATCTCGTCACGCAGGAACGCGAGCAGTGAGCTCTGGGGCACGCGCAGGTCAGAGGAGTTGCCGCTGGTGGCATACTTGGCTGCGTATGCGCTCTTGACACTGGGGTGAGCGAGAATCATGCGGAACAGCTTCTTGCTAACCTTCCAGTGGTCAAGGCCGAGACTGAGCTCGTCGGTGTAGTAGTCCTGGAACGCGATGAGGTCTTCAACGACATCCGCGCTTGCGTTGGGGCCGAGAACACGGCTGCCTGCGGCGCCAGACCAGGTGAACCAGTCTGCGGTGGGTGCGGTGAAGTTCTCCTGAGGAATTTCAAACTTAAAGTCGTAGCGTACGCCGTCAACGGGGATGTCGTGGATTTCACCGGTTGACATAGCCTGGAAGGTCATATAGTTCAACTCGTTGTGAATACCGCCGAGCATGTTTGACGAGTTCTGCACGAAAGAGTCGATGAGCTTGTCGCCAAACGACATGTTACTCAACTTCGCGGCCTTGCGCAGGGTGATGAAGTCATCCTGGTCGAGCTGAAAACCGTGGCCGATCTTGGGCAGGGTGCCGCCATAAAGGCCCCAACCCTCGGTGTTGCGCAGGGGCTTGGGTGAGTGTGAACCCAGCACTGATGCACGGACAAGGATAGGGGTTTTGGTCTGACCCTGTACCCACTCGCGGTCGTCGGTAGGTGTTCCCCAAGACGCATAGCGCTTCCAGAGGGCACCGTTGTACTTGGCGTTAGCGTTGTCCAGCAGGGTGCTGAACTCCTCGGCGGTAACGAAACGGCCAAGGCTGCCAATCTGATAAAGACTTGAATCTCTTAATGTTGCCATAAATTAGTCCTCCTTTCTTTACTTGCGGTTAGAGAATTTGAACACACAATCGGCGTCCTTGAGCGCCTTCTTTACGACATCAGGGATGGGAACGATGCGACGTTCCAGAATGGGAGCATCAGCACCCCAAACGGCATCACCGTCAAGGGCATAAGCGTCCTCATCGACACAGGTGTCATAGGGAGTCAAACCGTTGGGAATGACCTTGATCTTATTGTCAGAACCGGCCTCAACGATGATAGATCCAGACGAACCGATGACATTGTCAACAGTAAGCACATCGACATCGTTTGCGCTGCTGTCGATTGCGCTGATGGTTGCCACTGTCTGGGCTGCGGTACTGAGACTGTTGCCCGGCAGCATCAGCTTCATGCCGACTTTTGCACGGGTACCCTCGATGTCCTTGTATACCGTAATGGTATTTGCGGTGCTGTTAACGGCCTTGACGCTGAAAGCGTACATGGGCACGATAGTGCGAGCGACCTCATCAACCCTCACGGGAGTGAACGCGGGCAGGACGTTACCCGATGAGGGCAGGACGTCCAGTGAGGGGAACTTGAAACCGCCATAGTACATCCAAGGGAGGTTGTGACCCTCGTATGCCTTGCGGACACCGCCAATGTTCTTTGAGAACTTGACGTAATTGTTGATTGTTCCTTTGTAACTCATAGTTAATTTGTGTTGTTTTCTTTTGTTTGTCTACACGTTATGGAAGTGTCACTTGGCGAAACGCGCCTCGGTTTCCCTGGCGTAGTCTTCCGCGTCCTGCACCTGTTGCTTCACGCGGTCGATGTGGTCTTTGACGATTGAGCCGGAACCACCTCCACTGCCTCCTGCGCTTCCTCCACCGAAGGGCTTTCCGCCGTCTCCATAGTAACGCTTGTAGCGTTTCTCATAGGCGGCTACCGCTGTCTGCTTGAGCCCCTCAAGTGTGGGATTTTCGCCGAAGTCGATGCTGTCAAGAGCGTCTTCGATGCAAGCCTCGTTGTTGGCTTTAAGATCGAGCAGGTGTTGCTTCAGGGCAGACTTGACACTGTTCTTTTGTGCGGTTTTTTCCCGCTCTTTCTGCGACGCGGTGATGTCTTCGATGGTTTTTCTCAACTTGGTGAGCTCGTCGTCGCGCTCCTTGAGCTTGTCGCCCAGAATAGCCTTGATGCGCTCTTCCATGTCGTCGGCAGTATTTCTGCCGTCGCCTTCGCCGTCGCCTTCCTTGCCGTCGCCTTCGATGGACTTCTTGTATTCCTCGATGGCCTTCTCTGTCGCCTCCTTGATACGATCGTCAACATCTTTCTGGTGCTGCGCCTCGTAGTCACTCTTGAACTTTTCTGCAAACACCTTGTCGTCGTGGCGCTTCTGTCCTGCATAGGCGTTGAGGACGGTTATGGGATATTTCCACATTTCTTCGGTGATCTTGCTGTCATCGGAAAACATCGGAAGGTACGCTTCTGCGATGCCGTCAAAGGTCTTGTCGCTGATAATGCTCGCATTGTCTTCTCCAATGCGTGTCCGTAGGTTTTGAATTAAAATGTCTTTCTCCATTTTTGTCAAATTGCTTGTTAACAGGCGCAAGGTGTGCGTCTCTCGCCGCCGTTTACGCCACATGTGCAAAATTAAATCACGCGGGATTGGCGTCAATAGGAGAATCTGTAAAATCTTCCGTAAAATCTACTGCCAGAGAGGGTTACGCTTGTTCTGGCGATGATGTTTGTTTGTAATTTTGCCGAAAAGGAAAATTTAACGGATTTATGGATAACGAACAGGGCTTCTCTGGATTGATGACAGAGGACGGCAGGCCGATATTCACTCAGGCGCACGTCAACCGCATCCGTCAGGAAGAGGCGTCAAAGAAGGATTCGCGCTACTTTATAGCGCAACAGGGGGCGCAGGAACTCGGATTGGGCGGCTGCGCCGACATTACCATATTCGGCGGCAACCGAGGCGGCGGCAAGGCGAACACGTACCGCACGAAAATCGCGACACCGTCGGGATACAGGAAAATGGGCGACCTTGAGGTAGGCGACCTTATATGTACTCCTTATGACGGAGTCCAGCGCGTAGAAGCCATATTCGAGCAAGGCGAGCAGTCTGTCTATACGCTGCATTTCGACGACGGAACCGAAGTTTCAGTGACAGGAGAACACCGGTTCTGGGGACGAATGTCGCCTGACGAGGAGTTCCGCGTGCTAACGACCAAAGACATTCTTGGCCGTTACCTTGTAAATAAGCCGTTCCCGCTGTCACTGAGGGCGAACGTGTACGAATATGCTGAGATACCGCTGTGCGGTGAGGTGGAGTTGAACGAGAATAAGACGGCCATCGATTTGCCGCTGCACCCGTACCTGCTCGGCTACATAAGCGGAGACGGAAACTGGATGTTCGAGACATCAGGCGTGAAACTCACCGACAACATGTACACTGCAAGGTCGATGTTCAAGTACGGCGGCTACATAAGGCGCGACCCGAAAGACGGGTATTACTACCTCAAGGGCCTTGATGACGAGAAGCGCAGGCTGATAACGAAAAGGAGGGAAAGAACTCCAGCGTTCATTCCGGACGAGTACAAGACGGCATCCGTTGAATGCAGGTGGGACTACCTGCGCGGCGTGTTGTACAAGAAGGGAGGCCAGATGAACAGGCACCCATACCTTGCGCTGCCAAACAAACGGCTTATAGACGATGTCGCTGACCTGGCACGCTCGCTCGGCATCTGGGTCAAGGTGAGCCGCGTGGAGGACATGCCTGACAAAATAGGCTTCTGGAAGGCCGTCTTTGTCGCCCCTGACGACAGGGAACTGCTCGCAAAAGCATGCCGCAGAAAGCACGCGATGGTCAATGCCGACACACCTACACACCCGAGGTCAACGAACGTGCTGACGAAGAAGATACAGAGCATCACCAAGGAACGGTTTAAGGAGAAATGCCGTTGCATCACCGTGTCAGGGCGAGACCATCTTTATATGACTGAAGGCTATACCATCAACCACAACACGGTGACGATGCTCATGGAACCGGTATACGACATATGCAACAAGCGGTTCAACGGGATCATCTTCCGAAAGAACAAGGACGACTTCGAGAACATCATCAACGAGAGCAAGCGGTGGTTCGGCGGACTCGGGCGATACAACAAGTCAAAAGACGATATGACATGGTATTTCCGCTCTGGAGCGAAACTCGGACTCACGATATACGACATGCCTATGGGAGATTTCGACACGAAGTACCGTGGACAGCAGTTCGCGTACATAGGAATCGACGAGTTGCCGCAGATGCCGTTCGAGATGATGAAGTTCCTGATGACGTCAAACCGAAACACGGTTGGCGTGCATTCGCGCATCCTCGGCACATGCAACCCGGACCCGCTGTCGTGGCTTCGCAAATTCCTCGACTGGTGGATAGGCAACGAGAGCACGGTATATGCAGACGGAAAACTGCATCCAGAACTGAAAGGGTTCGCGATACCGGAGCGAAACGGCGTTGTTCGCTACTGCTACATGCCTGACAATTCGGTAGACAACATCATATGGGGCGATACACCAGAAGAGGTATACGAGCAGTGCCGCGATGTTATCGATGAGATGTGGAACCCGGAATGGGAGCAGTACGGATACACGAAGACGTCGTTCTTTGTCAAGTCGGTGACATTTATCAAGGCCGCACTCGACGAGAACAAGGCGCTGCTGAAGAACGATCTCAACTACATCGCTTCACTTATGAACCAGCCGCCAGAAGTAAGGGCGAGGGAACTCGGAGGAAACTGGGATGTAATAGAGACAAGTGACGATATGATACAGCCGTACCACCTTGACAAGGTGTTCCAGAACAGCCAGATGACCGGGGACGGCGTGCGCAGGGCAACATGCGATGTCGCAGGCACCGGCGGCGACAACTGCGTGACGTGGCTGTGGATAGGATGGCATGTTGCAGACCTGTTCGTGTGCCGGCGCGACCTGTATTCCACTGTTGATGTGTTGAAGGCCAAACTGCGTGAGTGGGGCGTACTCGAGGAGAACTTCACGTACGACCTCAACGGCATGGGGCAGGTGCTCAAGGGCGGATTCCCGAAGGCTGTCCCGTTCAATAACCAGGAAGCGGTGGACAGGAAGGACAAATACCTGTATGACAACAAGAAGTCGCAGTGCGCATACAAATTCGCAGAACGCACACAGCAGGGCGACTGGAGCATGGAACACAGCCTGTTGGGACGCAAGTACCTCGTCGGCAAGGAAACAAGGACGCTGTACGACATCCTGCAACGCGAGCGCAAGTGCGTCAGGCAGGATATGTCAAAGCGCGACAAAGGCTGGTGCATCATCCACAAGGAACAGATGAAGAACAAGTCCATCGTCGGACACTCGCCCGACTTTTTTGAGGCGCTTTTCATGCGGGAAATCTTCGAGCTGAAGCACACGGTAAGCGTCCCAAACTGGGCAAAAGGCACCTCCAAGCGCCTTCGCATCACAAGACTATCACCACGATAATACACAATAACTATGGCTACGCAAAACGACAAACGAATACGCGGGCTTCTCACAAAGAAGCCGTTCACAAGAGTCATGCCCGACCACACGGACTTGGGGCATCTTATCGAGGAGCCTATGGAGACTCCCGTAAAACGCGACCGCCTGCGCAGGAAAATCGTCACACAGGAGCAGTTCCTGCGTGAGCTTGATCCTGCCGGTCACGCCATCAATGACAAATCACTGTATCCAGACATCTGGCAGAAGAACGAGGAAGACGGCAGGTGGTACATTCAGGAGATTCCGCGATACGCCTTCTCCTTTCAGCAGATTATCCTCATCAAACACCTGACGCACCTGTGCGGCAACGATATCCAGTTCGAGCTCTCTGACAAGAAGGTAAGCGACGAGGTTACAAAGGTGTTCGGCGAGTTCAAAAACGGCTGGGCGAACAAGAACATGGAGGTGGCGTGGTACCAGCTCGCAAAATCGGTAAAGGCGACCGGTGACGGCGCTTTTGTCGGATTCATGGATAATGGCAAGTTCGGATGGCGCGTGTTCTCGTTCCTCAACGGCGACAGGCTGTACCCGCACTACGACCTGCGCACAGGCAGGCTGAACACGTTTGCGAGGACTTACTGCAACTACGACGAAGACGGAACGGTGACAAAGCGATACATCGACGTTTGGGATGATGAGAACTATTACCGCTTCGTGGCCGACGGTGACGCTGTAGGCGTTTTCGACAAGGCGAAGCGCGCCGTGTACAACTTCTTCAATATCGACGGATATAAACTTGAAGAAGAAACGCCACACGGATTCGACAGCATCCCTGTGGCCTATATGCGTGACGACAACGGCCCATGCTGGACTTTCTCGCAGGAGACCATCGAACACTACGAGAGCGCGTTCAGCAACCTTGCGCACAGCAACCACGACTTCGGCCTGCCTATCATGTATGTGCGCGGAGAAGGCAGCGAGGTTATCGCCGCAGAGGACATGTCCTACGCGAGCAAGATCATGTTCCTCCCGTCAGACGGCGAGGCGGGCTTCCTCAACCGACAGGACGCGAGCAATGCATACAAGGCAGAACTCGACAAACTGGAAGAGAGCATCTACAAGCAGTCGTTTGCGGTGAAGACACCCGAACTGAAGTCGGGTGACACCCCTGGCGTTGCGCTGAAAATCATGTACTCAGACGCCATCGAGAAGGCGATGTCCGATTCACAGGAATATGACGGCTGCATCGACAAGATGGTGGAGATCTACTCGTGGGGATACGGCATCGAGAGCGAGAACAGGCTGGCTTTCATGACGACGAATATACGGCACTATATAGAGGCATATGTACACTTAAACACCAGTGAACTTACGCAGAATCTGAACACTGCCGTGCTCGGTGGATTCCTGTCGAAACAGACAGCATCGGAGAAACTTCCGTACTCTACTCCGCAGGAATGGGAACGCATCCTTCAGGAGAAGCACGATGCCGAAATGAACCAGATTCTTGTTGAAGAGCAAAGGCTTGAGATGCAAAACGAACATACTGTTGACCTCCAAGAAGACCTGTCGGAAATCCAAACGGAACAGCAGGTTGAAGTCATCAAGGCACAACAGGAGGCATCCGAAAGCGAGGACGAGAACAATAACGATCCTAAAGCCAAGCAATCGAAGAAGAAAAAAGGCTCTGTTGCAACCGGCAGGGGCGCCGGAAGACCGAACCGCTTGAATACCGATAAGTGGGGAAATAGACAGGGTGAAAACAACTGGAAACAGTGGAATTCAACTCACTAATTAATTGATTATCAACATGAAAGACTGGACTGGCGACAGCAACAGCATCTTCAAGACGCTTGGAGCGAGCAACCACACCGACAAGGAACGTGAAAGCATGGACTTCTATGCAACCGACCCTGTCGCGATTGACCTGCTTCTCAAGAAGGTTGACTTGCCCAAGCATATACTTGAACCTGCATGTGGCAGCGGATGCTTATCTGTAAGGCTTGAGAACTTGGGGCATGATGTCAAAAGTTATGACCTTGTTGACCGAGGTTACGGAGAGAAGAAAGACTTCTTTTCAATCACTCAACCGCCGTTCACGGGAGACTATGCTATCGTTACCAATCCACCATACAAATTCGCCAAAGAGTTCGTGCTGCATGCGCTTGAACTTGTACCTGATGGAAGCCTTGTATGCATGTTCCTCAAAACGACGTTTGCGGAAGGCAAGGGGCGTTTTAATTCACTATTCCGTACCAGCCCCCCCCTCAAGGTTTTGCAGTGCGTGGAGCGCGTCCTATGCGCCAAAAACGCGGACTTTACAACAAGGAGAAATGAAGGCAGTGCAGTCGCTTATGCTTGGTGGGTATGGCAAAAAGGCTATAGCGGACATACAATTTTAGACTGGATATAATGGCACAACCGATTAAGATCAAACTCAACACCGACAAATACCGCATCCCCACCGAAGAGGATATAGCGGCGGCGAAGGAATACATCCTCCAAAGGGAAGAGTACGCCGGTTTACTCGGTGACCGCATAGACGAGGTCATCGCCGATGCCGCTGCGCGTGTCGTCATCATCTGCTACCGCTATAACGTGGAACCCAAACTGCTGTACCTCTCGAGCGCCTTCAACGCCGAGATGATGGCAGAGATAGCCGAGGTGATGGACGCTGTCGAGGCCGCCATACTCAGGCTCATGCACGAATACTCGACAAGGGTGACGCTCGACATCGTGCGCGCCTTGAGGCTCACCGAATGGATGGACAGCCTCGGCAAGGGCGGCAACAACCTCGAGGACACGCTCTACAATTACCTGTACAAGATGATGAAGGACTGGGAAGCAGCAATCGCAGCCATGCGTTACGCAGGACTTGACGCCGCCAAGGCCACGACACGCATCAAGACCTACCTGCACCAGATATACAACATGCCTGAAGTGCGCTACGCGTTCAAGCGGTGGCAGGAGTTCGCAGCGACGTATATCCGCAGCCGAGGAGTCCAGTACGGTGCAGTCGGCATATCGAACAACGGAAGCACCAACGTGGTGAACATGGCGAAGAACACGTTGCAGATGGCATGGATGCGTAACCTGTGGCTTGACGGCATGGAAGACGATACGCTGGCGGGATATTACGTTTCAAGGGGCAGTACATATAACTGCGACATATGCGATGACCACTGCGGCTATTGGCCAAAAGACAGGTTTGAAGGCGTAATCCCCGTTCATCCAAATTGCCAGTGCTTCGCGATACCCATTTACAACAAAGAACAACAACTAATGGAATATGAACCTATCTAAAAACAAACTGAACGAGGCAAAGCGCCTCGGCATAAAGCCGGAGTGGCTCATCGCCGCAGACCTCATAACGCTCGGATACACCGAAGACGACGCGTTCGAGATCTCGCACAGCCTCATAAGCATGACGAAAAGCGCGTTGCAGAACGACAACATCAAGCGTGAGATGTATAACTCTCCCGTGTTCCAAAAAGCACTTGAGGCTCGTATTGAAGCGCATCGTGAGAACGCGGCGGTCATCGGTACGGACAGTGAACTTATCGACAAGACGCAGACTGCGAAACTGATCATGCGTGCCGCAATGAAACAGCCCAACGACAGCAAGGAACGCATCGAGGGACTGATGAAGTACGCCGACATCATGGGCTACAAGAAAGACGACGTCGAAGCAGGTATGGACGACAGCATCAGCTTCTTCCTCCCGCTCAAATGCGACCAGTGCCCGCTGCTGAAGGCATACAACAAGGAACAGGAAAGGCATGGCGGCGAAACGATAAGGCCCGTAGAGATGGGACATGTCATCAAAACGGCGAAGGCCGCCATCGAAAAGGCCAAAAAGAAGAGCGCCGAAGCATAAGCTCCGGCACTCGGGCCAAAGGGGGTAAGAAAAGAAAGTAAAGTCTATTGTTCGGACTGTTCGCTGATCTCGTCAAGCATCTCGTCCAATACCTCGTCAGAACGCTCCTGCTCTTCAGTGGGAGCGTTTGCCTTCATTTCTGCCTCGTACACCTCTCTCCACTCAAGGAAATCGTCACAAAGGCGCTTGACCTCTTTGATGAGGTCTTTGCGCTCTTTTTTCTCCCTCAACATGTCAGGATTGAAGTATAATGCAGAGCACATCTGAACGGCACGGTGGAAATAGCCGTTAGGAATGGTTGACACCATGAGCATGTTGGCGAATACGGTGCTTAACGAAGACGAAAGGCTTTCGTCCGCATACAGGCCGGCTATAGCGGCAAACATGCCGTTTGTCGAAGGAATGCGCACCTGCCACACGCCTTCAAGGTCACTGACGCATATCTGTTCGACGTCGTATTTGTCTTTGCCTTTACCGACAGTCGTCTTCGTGCGCCACACCTTGTAGTTCCCTACCCTCGCGGGCCTGACAAACGGGATTTTCCTTTCGCTGTTATCCATGAACATCCTCTTTTAACTGTTCGACAAGCTCATCCATCGAATGGAATATGTCGTCGATATCAATGCAGTAGCCGTCTTCCGTCTCTACCTTGACGGACACGATGCGGTCTTTGACTGCGCATCCGTCGCCGATGAAGTACACCTCGTCGCCGACGCAGTACTCGCTCTCGGCGGCCTTGGCGTAGTCGAAACCGGGAGTGATGTCGGTGCAGTTCTTGTCAAAGTACGCACGGACATCGTCTTCAAGTTCGCGGAACACTTTCCTCATCTTCTCGCCGACCTCATCCCAGTCCTTCGCGGACTGCTTCAGGGTCTCGACGAGTTCTTGCTGCTGGAGATGCGCTCTGATGATGACTTTCGCCTGTGCGGCGACGTCGTCGATGATGTCAAAAATCATTTCCTCGCTCATAGTGGTACCTTGTCTTACGCCTTTGCACGTTTCTTGCCTCGTCTCTTAGGAGCGGCCTCTTCCTTTTCGGGTACATCACCCTCTTCAACAGCGACCACTTGCTCGTCTTCGACAGCCTCTTCAGCCAGTTCTTCCTTCGCTTCGGCATTTTCTGTCTCGATATTTGCGACCGACGAAACGGTGACGCCGATGTTCACCTCTTTCGGATTGTCGCGTCCTACTAAAATCTTACTCATGACAAAATCTGGTGTTTTTTGTTTATACTCTCTTGTTGAAAATCCTCGCCAAAAGACCCCTGCCGTAAAGCCTCTCGTTCTCTGATCGGAGTTCGTTGATCTCGCTCTGCATGGAAACGAGCTTCGTTCCAGCCTCTGCGAGCCTGTCCGTCAGTTTCTTGGCATCGGCGCACGCCTCGTCAAGTCTGCTCCTCGTGTCGTTGTACAGCGCTTCGTAGTCCTCAGACGACTTTACAGCGGCGCCTATGCTCGTCTGCGCTTCAACGAGCGCCTTGCGCACTTCGCCGAGCTCAACGGCGACATTGTCGAGTTCTTTTGCAAGCCTGTTCCTCTCGTTTAGCAGGCCGTTGTACCTGTCAACGGCTTCTGCTTTTGCAAACCTGCCGCAAACCGGGCATTTAGCCCTCTTGTCGTTTTCTTTTTGTTCACTCATAGTCGTATATCGTTTAAATTAACTTCCTGTGTGTCCGAAACCGCCTGTACCCCTGTCCGTACCAGAGAGCTCATCGGCTTCAACGAAATCAACGCATTCCGTCTTATAGACGGTAAGTTGGGCGATGCGCTGGCCTCTGCGGATAAAGAAGACATTGTCCCTGTTGTTGACGATGACACCGACGCTCCCACGGTAATCGCTGTCGATCTTGCCCAAAAGGACATCGCAGTCGAAACGCGCACTCGGCTCATCCGTCACTATGCAGTCCCTGTAACCCTCAAAACCCTTTGCTGAGTAACCGCTGCGGGGTTCGATTTTCGCCTCATGTCCCGACGGAAGCTCGATGGCGAAACCGAGGTCTATAACCTGCCTGCCTTGCCTTATCGTCCTGTCGCAAGGCGCGTATACGTCGAACGCGGCAGCACCGGCTGTGGCCTTTTGGGGCATAACGGCATCTTCTCTCACTCTTTTGAACTTTACTGTCATATGTCACTTGATTTTTAACGCGTAGTCAATATTGTTTTCGCAAAAAACGCCGTATATGTAGCCCGTCGCCGTCCTGCGCCTGTTGCCACCTACCGTGTTCCAGCCCAGACGCGTCATCTCGCCGCCGAAGGCACGCTGCGCAACGGGGTCGATGAGCCACTTGCCGCAGAACGAGAGGTAGTCGCCGTACAGGTCAGACGCTGTCACCCACTGCGGCTTGTCGTCCCAGTGGCCCGTGCGCCTGTTGCACGAATAGCCCTTGCGCGACAAAAACACCTGGACGGACTGGCCGTTCTCGAGCATGTAGTCCTCAAGCTCCTTGTCGCCGTCGGCCTTCGTCGTGAACTCGTAGCCGTCCTTTACGAACCTCCTGTAGCCGTCCATCATCCAGTTGCGGATTCCCGACAGCTCGGTAAGCAGCTCGCTCACGAGCTCCCTGTTCATGTCCGCAGCACTGACGGTTGTCCTGAACGGGATGATGATGAGCCTCCTGAGAACCGCCTTGTCGATGTTGCGGTTCGCCGGCTTGCGGTTCATGTTGAACACGAGAAACGGGATGTCGTACGCCGTCTCGGGATTGTGGCCAAGCCTGCGTACCGTTTGAGGCTCGCCTGAACACAACGACTTGAACGTGTCGGAATAACGGCTTATGTCGTCGGCCTGCACCTCACTGCAATAGTTGAACGTCTTGCCAGCTATCGAACCGATGAAACGCGCACGCACCTCGGGAGAACCGACCAACAGCGAGTCAAGCCCCAAATACGATATGTTCTCGGTCCCGTATACGCCCCTTACGACATCAAACACGGTGCTCTTGCCGTTGGCTCCTCCGCCGACAAGCCACAAAGTCTCCTCGACCTTGTGAGTCATCGTCTTGCGGTCGGCACAGCCCAGACCGAAGTACTTCTGCATCTTGACGATGTCTCCCTTGGGCAACACCGATGACAGAAAAGCCTCCCAACGGGGACACCTCGCCTTGGGATCATAGTCGTAAGGCAACATCGTCACGACAGGCATGCGGTCAGAAAACGGATGATGAACAGGATGGTCTATGTCGGAAAAATCCCACACGCCGTTGCGGAAACACACCAACGAACTCCGTACACCCAACGGAGACAACGAAGCACCGCCTCGAGCACTGTGCAACACCTTTAACCGCGAATTCACGACATCGTGCTTCGGAACACCAGCCTTTACCAACGCACGCGATATGCCCGTCTCCAACGCTATGTCACTCACGGGAACCCATACGCGGCCGTCAAAACGGTAAACCTCGCCCATGTGCATCCGAAAACACGACGAACACGCCTCCAACACCAGCTCCTGGTACCCGTATATGCGGTCACCAAGGTTCGCCTGCTGGTACGCATTGCGCAACCGTTTACCGCTGATGTACCTTCCTACATCATCGGAAACGCTGTCAATCAGCAAGTTAACACTATTTCGTGAATTATTGGCCAAGTCCTATAAACAAAAATATAAAACAACAAATTATAATAAACAAAATTTGGTACATTTTGTTCATTTTGTTCATTTGTACAAAGGTAAAACGCTGTAAATAAAGACGATGAACAAAACACGGAAAATCGTTCGGAAAATCATCACTTTGTTCATTTATGCACCAAATACGACACTTTTTGACCTACATACAACCCGAAATAACCCCGAATAAAGCAAAAAATAACCCAAAAACGCTCAGAAATCGCACATAAGAGCACGTAATTCCCGGGACATATAACCTGCCACCTTGACAAAACAACGCCTTTAACGGGCCTCTATGCGCCTTTAAGAGAACGGAATGAAACGAAATTTTTAAAAAAAAATTAAAAAATCTCGGAGAGAGGTCAAACATCATTCGTTCATTCCCGCAGGGGGGCTAACCCCTTGATTATCAAGCAGTTATGTAACCCGCTGATTATCAACACGTTACAAGCAAAAAAGTTACTATATAATAATAAAGGTACTTTTATAACTCGCTGATAGTCAGTTAGTTAGGTAGTGCAAAAATAGTCCTTTTCTTTTGTCAGTAACCAAAAAAGCACTATCTTTGTGGTGCGGGAGTCATCCAGCAAGAGTTCTTAAACATGGTGATTGATTACTTGCTAGCAGATTGCTAGAGTTTTGGTGTGTGTGTTTGAGTCACATAATAGGCACAAGTTTAGTGTTATTCACATATACTCACATTTTAAAACTTTATTATCATGTTACAAGTTAATTTTAAGCCTATTGCAGGCAACTGCGCACCCGTTAAGCAGGTTAGCGAGACCGAGACCGCCCACGTTACCGAAGTAGCAAGCAGTGTTATTTCAAAACTGCAAGAGATTGCAGTCTTGAGTGATGATGAGAGAGGACTACTTGATTTTGTCAAATTAGTAAATCCCGAGTTATCAAGCAAGTTTGCAGGCTGCTCCGATAGCGAGAAAGCAAGCAAGCAATTTTCTCACGTTGCTATTGTTGGCGAAAAGAGGATTTACTCAATTTTCACCGCTCCAAAATCACTGGATGATGTATTAATGAACTTGGCGAGCACAAGAACATTATACCGAGCAGTTAAGATTGAGACCGCCAAAGCAGACAAAGCAGCAGAAAGCGAGACCTTTGCAACCTTTATCGCTCGCAAAAATCTCCCTGCTTCAGTTATGGAGATTGCAGGAGTTAAGGAGCAACTAATATCTCAGTGGTTTGAGTATCTGAGAAACTTGCAGGTTTCAGAGGGAGCGATAAGAGACCTTTGCGAAACTAGCGAGATAGAGTACCAACAACCAAAGCAGGAGACCGAGACCGAGACCGAGCAGGAGACCGAGACCGAGCAGGAGCAGCCAAAGCAGCCAAAGCAAGAGGGGAGCAGGAGCAAGAGCAAAAGCCAAAGCAAGAGCAGGAGCAAGAGCAAGTAATCAATCACCGACCGACAACAAACACCGCTATTATTTAGCGGTGTTTGTTTGTTTTATGCCTATTTGGAAAATTTCCGCAGATCTGGAAATTACGGCGATCGTTTCCCGTTACGGCACAAAATCAAAAATCGTTCCTCACATGATTAGTCCACCGCAAAAGCGACACACCGCAATTATACGGCCGCGAGGCTGCAAAGATTGTGTGTTTTGTGTCGTTTGTGTACTTGTACACTAAAACGGCCGTGATATTTTTCGGGAATCAGAGTTAAAATAATTGCCTGACCGTCATCACCCGAGACAGGTTTATGCCTGTGCGCTTGTAGTGAGTGCGTGATGCAGAATAACACCGAAGACTCACGGAATAGACGTTATTTTGCGGCACGTTTGCGAAATATGGTAGCAACGTGTGCCTATAGAGCGTGGCAGAGAGATTATAGACATAATTGGATTTTTAAGGTTAAACGAGGGCGGCAATAAATCTACAAGATAGAGTGAGCCGCCATTTATGCCGTGTCTCTCTGGTGCGTCACGCGTTGGCGCGTGGGAGTTTTACAAAGGTTCGATTCCTTTACACGGCTCTATTTATTTATTCACACTTAAAATTTTCAAATTATGAGCAATTACAAAGAATATTACATGATCTACAATTGCCGTGACATTTACGGCGATTTCGATGATGCTGAACACACGTTTTGCAAAAACGATAGTGAAGCGATCGAGTGGGCAAAAAACAAAATCGCCCAATTGAGAACGCATTGCGATTACGGCTACCGCATCTATGGCGGTACGCTCTACTGCTATGAAAGAGTAGTCGCAACAATTGATTAACCTATAAAACTCAGAGATTATGAAACACTGGTGGTTACTGACAATCCGCAAAAACGGCGAAGTCATTGCCTGCGAGAAATTCTACTACACGAAAAAAGAGTTAGACAATTTCGCGTGCAAAATCTTCAAATGTTTTCCCAACTGCGGGAGAATTGAAGTAAAGAAACTTTCTTAAATCCGCTGATGAGCTGCTGCGATGCAGCGAAACACCGCTACGTGTTGGCGGTGTACGGATACAATCCGCGCCACGTTGTGTGGCGGTGCATTGACACAAACTAACCTTTATAAACTAAATATTCAATTATGATTTACAACGCTTATTTTTACG